GTCGCCATTTCGTATCTCCAAAAGCGAACGGCCCCCGAAGAGGCCGCTCACTCGATGATGGTTATTTCCGCTTGGGCTTCCGCTTCGCCTTGGGCTTTGCGGGAGCTTTCGCCTTGGGAGTGAAGCCGAGAGCCTGCTGAAACAGCGGGTCGCTCGGATCGCCAGAGCCGATCTCAGGCATCATTCATCTCCTTAGCTGTCGGCCGCCGCAGCGAAGAAGCCGCTGACCATACCCTGCTGGAGACCGTTGAACGCCAGCTTCTTGACGCCCAAAAGCTCCTCGATCGCGACGCCTGGACGGAACTGATAGTCCTTGGCCGTGTCGGTTCGCGGAGTTGGCTCCTGGCCCCAGGCGATACCCACGGCCTGCGCGCCGCAGAGGAACACCGGGCGGACATCCGCCGACGATGCGCCCACGCCGTTCAGGGTGTAGGCATTGCCGCCATTGGCCGCGACCGTATCGATTTCCGGCACTTCACGGTGGATGATGCCGTCATAGATCAGGTCGCCATCCTGGAAGATCGGGTTCTCTTCCACGTCGCGGGGCCGCGCATCGCGGTTGGCCTGCGTCATGGTCGAGTCCGCCTTCAGGTCGCGGAAGGTGCGGGAGCCGTGGAACGCGACAAAGAACTCCTGACCGACCTTCGACCGGAAGGGCCGAATGTGCGGGTCCGCCAGCTTGGCAATGCGCTTCATCAGGCTCATCTGGGCGACGTTGCACTTGTCGTTGGTCGTATCGATGTTGCCCATCGCCGTGGCCCACGTCGCCGAGTAGTTCGAGATCGCGTTGCCGAAGAGCAGACGATCCGAGTTTGCAGCGGCATAGGCGTTGCGGTTGGTCGCCGATGAATCCGCCATGTTGACGGTCGTGTCGCCGGTCGTGACCACGGCCAGCATCGCCTTGATGATGTCGTCGCGGATCTTCTCGGCTTCCCACGTCCGCAGCATGTCACGAGCGGCGTTGAGAAGGTCGATCTCGGTCTTGAAGCTGGTCGATTTCGGAACGCGGACGCCGTTGCGGCGCCAGTCGATCGAGATCGCGCAGTTGTAATTGCCGAGCTCTTCCTCGTTGCCGTCGAGAACGCCGGAACCGGTAACGCCGGTCGCCGACTTCAGGCGCGTGATGAGCGGGATGTTGATCGTCTTGCCGGCCTCTTCCTGAAGCTCGTACTTGGCAATGATGATCGAGTTGTTGGACCGGCCCATGTATCCGGAAAAACCGGACTGCCGGACATATTCAGCGAAATAGTCGCTGATCCACTTCTGCTTTTCAGAAGCGGATGCGAGGGTGACTTCAGCCATTTCGAATTACCTTATGATTGAATCGAACGCCACCCCCGGTCCGACCGCCTGCGACTGCAATCCTCCGGCTGAAGGAGCAGAAGCGATCGATTGTGGAGGGCGCTGAGGTGGAGGTGTGGCGGCGGGTGCCGCCGGCTGAGCCTGCTGGGCCTGCTTCCAGGCGAGGTAGGCTTGAATCTCTGTCGGGTCGTCTCCCAGCTGGGAAAGCGACTGGTGCTTCTGGTACTGCTTGACGGCATAGCCGTAGGGATTGCGCTGGCTCAGCACTTCCTGGGCGAAGCCGGGACGCGTCTGGAATTGCTCGGTGGCCCACACTTTCGCCGCATCCACCAGCTCGTCGCCGTACTTCTCCCTCGTGATCTCTTCCGAGAGGTTGAGGGTCGCGTTGACGATCTGCTGCTGCTGCCACGATTGGTAGGCGTCCGGGTCCTCGAACATGTCGGGAGCCGGGCCGATTGTCGGTTGAGGCTGTTGCTGCTTGGGCTGCATCGCCGCGAGACGGGCTTCAAGGTCTCGTACCTTGTCGCGGGTCTCGTGAAGTGCCGCGAGAGGCACCATCGGCTGTTCCTGTGCGGGTTCAGCCTGCGGTGTTGGTTCTGGCTGAGCTACGGGAGCGTCTTCAGCCTTCTCCTTGGGCGCGAACTTGCCGTCAGGTCCGCGGGGACGTTCGGGCTTTTCCTCTGCTGCCGGTTCCTGGGCCGCAGGCGCAACTTCCTCGTTCGGCGCTTCCGCGCCTTCCAAAAACTCCAGCTTGTCCATGATTATCCCTCTGCTTGACGTAGCAGTGACGATGCGCCCGAACTGCGGCGGCCAGTTGCTGCCTACGCGGCAGCGGCGATGCGCCCTTTGAGGGAGGCGGCCCCTATGCTATGGAAGCGTAATGTTCATCGTTCAGGCGAAACGAAAACAGCGGCAGCTTTTCGAGCCGCTCGGCATTCAATGTCGCGCTGTGAGCGCCGCCCGGCGAATGGGCTGGAACGGCAAGGAATCTCTCGTTTGGTGCGATTATGACGGAGAACCGCTAGGCGGCTTCGTTCCCGCCCGCTGACTGTCCCATTCGGAAGCCGTCCCTGACCGCCTCCAGATGCGGTCTCACAGCTTCGTTCTGGGTTTCGACGCCGATCTTCTGCGTCTCGGCCTGCGTTTTCTCGGTCTGCGCTTCCTTGAGCGAGGCAGAGGCCGCTTTCTCGCGGATCTCCTGCATGGCGCCGGCCAATTGCATCTGCTGGCCCTGTCCGCCCTGCTGCGCGGCCTGATCGGCTCTCGCCTTCCGCTTCTCGATCAGCTCGCGCTTGTTGGGGATGCTCGAGACCTCCAGAAGATCGTCGAACGGTACTTCCTGTGGGCCGTAGAGCTTTGCCAGTTCGGTCAATGCCTGGAACTGCTCATCCGCAAGCGCGGCAGTGTCCGGCACAACGTCGAGAATGATATCCACATCCAACTCGGCCAGCTGGTTTTCATAGCCCAGCACCACCTGCTGAATCTCAGGCATTCCAGTCTGCGGATTGCGGCCGATCTGCGTCCCCATTTGAGGTTGATTGATGCCGATGAACTGCGGTGCCTGCATGTCGTCGGTAACACGGATATAATCGGGAGCGGTCCAATATTGGCGGCAGCGGTTCCACATTGCGCGGTACATCCGCATTTCCCACGCGTGAATGCCCTTGTAAACAATTGCATCTTCGGTCAGCCCGGCCTGCTGATCGACCTGCTTTGATCTGCCGGAAGCCGAGGACGCCGACCTTGCAAGAATAGCCGGGTTCGGACCCTGCCGATCCAGCTCGGCTTCGGCCATCTGCAACAGATTGACCTGACCGGTGAAGATATCTGCCCGTTGAACCGGCATCCAGCCTGGAGGAATGATCCCGTCCGGCCTTGCCGCTTCGGCCCGCACCTGATCCGCGTCGGTTGACAGAGCCATTTGCCCCATTTCGTTGGGCATGGCCTGCATCTGCCGATTGCTGGTCTCGTGGAGAAGCTTCGAACGGCGCTTGTTGAACTCATCCTGCGGGGTTCTGAGATCCCGCCCGACACCCATCCGGTTGTTTTCCCGGTCCACATAGCAGGACTGGGCGACGATCGCGCACTCGGTCTGTTTCTTCTGGTCAACGTAGGGGCTTGGGCCAGCCTCCAAAATGCCCCCGGCATGGAACACACAGCGGTTCCAGCCCTGGCCCTCGCGATGGTAAATCTCGACCACCATCAAACGGCGCTTGCGGGCATCGATCCAGTTCGAAAGGCTGTCTCGCGGCCTGTCTCCGAACGTGTCGTCAATCGTGATCGGCCCGGTTGACCCTAACGCGTCCTCGATCTCCTTCGCCTTGCCGGGATACATCCGCGTGAGGTCATCGGCGTACATCCACTTGGCGACGCCCATGTAGCGAGCATCGGAGAAGTCCCACATCCGCGAGCGGGGATCGTGAAAGAACTCTTCCCAGCGGATCTGGGTCAGCTTCGGTCGATTGTCGTCCCCGACCTCGACCAGAGCCGCACAGGTTCCAGGAACGAGATAGTCATAGGCGCAGCGTAGGCGCAGCTCGTGGAAGTCGTTGAGGTCCGCCACGAACCGAAGAGTCTTGGACACCACGTCCGCGGCATCCTCATCAACGCCGGGATTGCGTCCGTAAGCGCGGGGATCGGTCTCGCCGCTCTGGAGAACTCCCAACGTGCCGTTGATGCTCTTCCTATAGCGGTTGAACACCGTGTCCGGCTGCTTGCGCTTCTGGAGTATCCTCCGCTCTTCCGGGGTCAGTTGATAGCCGTGGTAATAGTCGTCGTCGATCTGCTGCTCTTTGCGGTTCTCGGCAAGCAGATCGCGGGCGTCCGCGAACATCTTCTTATAGTCGGCGAGGGAGGTTTCCTCAGGCATGTTTCAGCCACTCTGCGACCAGCGAAAAGCGGTCTTCGCCCCTCGCGGCAAACAACTGCTGTCGCCGATATCCCGGCTTTGGCGAAAGGCGGACGTAGATCATCCCATCGTCCTCAACCGCCTCGATCAGGCGAGGATGGTTTAGACAACCTTCCATGACTCGCCCTCCTTCTTGCGGCCCCACAGATCTGGGGGATTCTTAGCCGGTACTTGCGGATGAATGATCGCCGGATGCGCCTGGTCAATCGCCCGCCCAATCAGCGAGGCTGTGTCAACATCGTCGTCATGCTTTCCGGCGGGGAAGCTCAGGAACTCGCTGATGTCCGCGCCTTTTTCGAAATACACCCTGCCGCTCGCTGCCATCGCCTGGAAGCTTCTGGCTCGCGTCGGCTTGTCATGGACGCTGGGCAGCCACACCAACCGGCAAAAGCTCTTGCGTTCGCGCATCCGTCGGGTCAGTGCCGGCTCAACCGCCTTCTGAATAACGCCGCCTTCGCCGAACCAAGCCAGTGGCTTGTACTTGTCGACGAGGTTCAGCTTCTCTTCGATCCACACATCCGAAGTCGCCTGGCCTCTCCAACCATCGACACGGTAAATGCACCCTTCTGGATCTACGCCCCAGACCCGGTGAACCGTGAAATCGCCATCTCCGTCCGTGACCGCGTAGTCGCTGGTTCCGTAGTAGCGGAGGGCTGGCTTCTTCTCCCACTCCTTGAACCAGTCGCGCTGAAAGAACGTGCCTTCGTCCGGTTGTGGCCTCTGTTGGTACAACGCCGACCATTCCCGCGGGCCGATCGTTGACCTGATCCGCTCCAGCGCCGTTTCGTCGTACCATTCAGGCCAGAGAGCTCGTCCATCCACGTCCAGAGCGGGAAGATCGAGGACAGTCCATTCGCCGCCATCTTCCTTGCGGCCCTGCAATTCCAGCAACCGTCCAGCCAGGTCATCTTCGTGCCAGCGCGTCTGCACCAGAACAATCGCGCCGCCAGGCATCAACCGCGTGAAGAAGGTCGAGCGATACCAGCGCCACACCTTTTCGCGCTGAATCTCGCTGTCTGCGTCCTCGCGATCCTTGAACGGATCATCAATCAACCCAAGGTGCGCGCCGCGCCCGGTCGTTGCCGTGCCGACACCGCAGGCGAAGTAGGCCCCTCCCTGATCGGTATTCATCCGATCAGCCGCGCGGCTGTCCTGCCTCAAACCAACGTGGCTGAAAACTTCACCATATTCGGGCGAAGCCATGATGTTTCTGACCTCGCGCCCGAAATCAGTAGCCAGATCGCTGTTGTAGCTGGAGGCAATGATCTGCCGCTTCGGGTTCCGCCCCAGATACCAGGCCGGGAAACGCTTGCTGGTCTTTTCGCTCTTTCCGTGGCGCGGCGGCATGAACACCATCAGCCTGTCGATCTCGCCACGCTCCACCGCCTCTAGGGCTGCATCCAGCTTCGTCTGATGCTCTGCCGGCTCATAGGCGGGTTCGGTGTAGCTAGTGAACGCTCCCAGGCTTCTCCGCGCCCTCTCCGCTCGTATCTCGCGAAGCGTCGGAACTCTTTGCGACAAGCTTTTCAAGCGCGTCGAGTTCATCGGCGCTGTAGCCGCTAAGGTCATGCCGATGCGTTACCTCGGACTTGGTGTGGACGTTGATCTGGTCACCGAACTCATCGCGCAACCACTTGCCGGCCAATCTCAACCGCGTGTCGATGCGAACCCGCTTGTCGGCGACGGCAACAGCATCTCTCACCGGCTCGTCAGCAATCTCTCGGCATTGATCGACCATCGCGCGAACACCGATTGCTTTTCGCGCGCGGAAACGTCCGGCAAATTCAGGGTCGCATTCGATCCAGTCGTAAACCGTGCTGAGACCTGGCATTCTGGGATCGCGGCAAATCTCCATCAGGCTCTCTTTGCCTGAAGCGATGCGATCAAGCAGTTCTTCGACCTGATCATCCTCGAATGCGCGGTTAGCCATCCAGCGCATCCTTGAGCATGGCGGCGAACATTGCCTGGCGCGCGGCTTTGATCCGCTGTTCGTCTGCTGGAGTTGGAGGCTGGCGCTTGGATTTGTCCGCCATGGCTGTCACCATTCGGTTATGAGAGCGTAGCCTGTGCCGTCAGCGGCCCAGATCCCGAATACATCGCCAGTGTAGCTGAGCAGCGCGGACGTTTCGTTTTGCGCGAGGCTGAAGCTGTATGAGCTGGATGTGTCCGCTGTTCCCGATCCAAGCAGCACATGAAGGCGGTTGGCGTCGCTGTTCTCGATCACAAAGCCCGTCCTTCCCGCTCTTGCGGAGAGAAGGCGAATGCTGGAAGTTCCCGAGGCGACTGCGCTCATAAGCGTTACTTCCTGAAGATAACCCGCGCCACGAGCATTGCCGACCGGCTAAGCTACGTCAGAGCTTCCAGTGGGTGTGTCGGATGATCGGGCGCGGGGATTCGGCGAGCAAGCGAAGGGGAAACACTCAGCCGCCGACAATGATGGGGTCGTGTCGGTCGCACGACGACACAATGACAATTAACTACATTCTGGCCTGATACTTGTAAAGCGCGAAATGTTCACGATTGCGCGGACAACCCAGGAGTGGCCATCACGAGCGCGAGGGGAACCTCACCACGCATGGGACGCCGCCGCAATTATCGTGTCAGATTGGCGATAACCTCTTCGGCAAGTTCTTTGCTGTCGTAAGTCTGTCCAACGTCGGACAGATAGGCTTCCCACGCGACCGCGCGCTGCGGGCGCGACCACCATTCCCGCGCACCGCAACGAAGGCGAATACGACCGCCACCGGCAATCTGCATCAAGCAAACCACGCCCTCCACTGTGGAGTACCTGAGACCCCACCGGTGAGAGCTGGATGTTTCTTCTAGCTCCTCATCCGGCGGCATCCCTGCCTCCTACAAGTGGGTATGTTACGTATAACATCGCCAACAATTAGGCACCCAGTTAGCTGGGAATCACTTCCCCATCGGATATTTGCGTTCATGCTGCCACCGATAGCATATGCCCGATCTGCCCGTGAAGCAGAAACGCTGCCAGGCTGAACCTCAGTTTCTCCTCTTTCCGCATCATCTGCGGCGGGCGACCAGTCTCCAGCACTACCGCGTCCAGTGACGACAGGAGATGCTTCGGCACGGCAAGGCGGGCATAGTGGTAGTTCTCTCGTGCTTCCGCTTGGGCTTTGTAGCGGGCAAGGAGATCACTTGAACCGAATGATCCCCCTCCCGCTCCACCGTAGTTGGCAGTACAGCCGATCGTCTGAAACCCAAGCTGATAGGCGGCGGCGTAAAACTCACATGCTGCCGCCTGTTCGGCATTGATGATCCCGGCTTTGTGCATCAGCTCGATCCGAGTCAGCCGGCGCAGGGTCTTGGTCTCGCCCGATCGAACCATTGCCCGCTGGTCCGCTTCGCTGTGGTTCGACACACCGCAGATCGCGTAGAACTGGTTACGAATTTGCTCGACAGGAATGATCGACTCCGCAAGCTTGAGCACGGGATCGACCTTGACCTTGCGGCTGCGCTTGCGGGACGCCATTACCTTCCTCCGACCAATTCTTGCGCGAATTGCGAAACAGAAATCGAAGCGCGCTCTTCTTCGCTAAGCTCTTCGCAGGCATCCGTGAGCCACACCGCGACTTGCCACCCCTGACTTGGATGATTTACCCACCAGAGTTTGTGAGCGAGGTCGTAGGCAAGCCGACCAAAACGCATCAGATAATCGGTTATCGCCTGGGCCTTCAGATCGAGCGGACGTTTTTGCACATCGGCGATCACGCGCTCGGTGAAGGCGATGTTCTCGGCCATTACCTTTCTCCGGTGGGTGAGATGCGAATGTTGATTGCGCGGCAGAAGTGTGCTACGCGCCGCTCGTCTCGCGGTTGGGCTTGATACCGTTGGCGTGAGATGCTGCGAAAGCGGCTTGGTGTTACCAGCGGGGCCTCATCATAGCACCACCCGAGTCCGAAAGGCCGAGCGGGGATGAGCGGGGCGGGAACTAGCCTCGAAAGCAACGGCC